AATAGCATCATTCTTGACCTGTTCAATCTGTTGCTCGATTGTCAAATCACCATCAATATTGGCTCTATAAATGTACTTCCCTGTTATCATGTCGCAAATATAAGTGTGTTTTTTCTATTTACTATTTTTTTTGGAAATCTTTCTCTATCTTGTAAATGTCCCATAGTGAAATTATTCCACCGTAAAACTCAGAAATCTGTTTAGCTGACATTCTTTTTCGTAGCTGTCTAATGTCTTCATAGTGGCATGCAATGAAGTTCTTCTTAGTGCCGTAAATTTCTTTTCTACTCATTTATATCAAAGTATTTTAAAAGCAGTTTGGCACCACGCCCCAAACAGTCTGGTGCATCGTCATGGTCAGAATTAGGATATTCAGCACACTGAGTTAAGAACTCAATCATCTTTGGACTTCTCACGAATTTGAAACGTTTCGCTGTCGGAGCGTACACAATTATGTCGGCTTCCTTTTTACTAGAGTTATTGATCACATTCAAAACGCCATTGTAGAACTCATTCACCGCACCAGTTACTACACCGCTCACCCCGTTACCTTCTGAATAGTGGTCAATAGGCGTTGACCATTCAGCATCCCATTGATTAAGTTTCTCAGTATAACCCCCTGACTTAGTGAATTGAGAAAATATACAATCAACTGCATATACTTGCTTACCTTTGATACCGAAAAGCAAACAAGCGAAAAAGTCATTACCAGTGCCTAATGATGGGTCGGCGTAACTCATCATGTAGTCGAATTTCGGATGTTCATCAACAATATCAAAGTCTTCCATCTCATAAGCCTTACCACTTATCAGTGAGTAATTCCCATTGTAGTAGACTTCGTATGTGTATCTTTCGGGGCTTCCTTCCTCTGCATTTTCACCTTTCTTTTTCAAGTCCGCAAACCATTGTAGCTGATTAGTTGATAAGAAAGGATTATCATGCCAAGTTGATGAAATTATGTTTGTGCCGTCCTCATTGATGTAATCATGAGCCCAAAATTTACGAGTAGGATTAAAGTCAACGAATTTGCGACCGCTTGCACGCCCTAGCAATGTGGCAACCTCCTTTTTTACCCCGTCCCCCTCATTCACGAATACGTTGTGTCTATTTCTCTTAGCTTCGTTTTCGTTTGTTACGACTTCAAAGTTCCAGTGTGAATCATTAGCCAGTGTTATTTTTGTTGCACGTTCAGGGAGTTGTATTTCGGGTGCAAATCTTGAAATAATGCTTTTGCAATCTTGGAATACACCACGCTCGAGCATCTTGTATGATGGTGCAATCAATGACAAATCAAACTTGCCTTTGGTAGTTTGGATGAAAGCCCACATGAGAAAGTTATAAGTCTTACCACTCCGAGAGCCACCCTCTAGTATTGTCCAGTCAAAGCCTTTTTCTAAGAAACGATAATGCTTATCAATTATAGCATCACGAATGGAATAGTACTTGATAGCCTTTTCGTTTTCGTCTTCGTCTTCAAATGTTTCAGGGGCATAATCCATGATCGCACGGAACGCCCCGGTGTCTTGTTTTGTAACTGCTTTGTTTGCTTGAACAATGGTCATGAGTTCTGCCATTGTCATTGAGTTGGTAATCTCAGGGTATAACTTTTGAAGTTTATCAAATTGATTTTTAGGCAATACGGATGCAAGCCCTAGTATATTTTTTACAATTGTAGAGCGGTTAAGCGTGCCTTTTGGCTTCCCTTTTGGGTTGCGTACTTCACCCTCTTTTGGAGGATGTATATTTTCATGCCCTTTGTTTTTCATCTCCAAATCATTTCCAAATCAATTTAATTATAGATTTTTTCTATACTTCCACTCTCTCTATTGAGTTTTTTTACTTTCTCAGTCTTTACCCATTGGCGTGTTGTGGTAAAATACTCATCACTCTTTGAGCTTGAATTTAGCACTATTTTGTATTCATCGACACCCTCGTAATACTCTGTTTCAATCCATTTGTTTACGTTTGTAAATCCTTTCATTTGGCTTTCGCATTTGAAAGTAACAAGGAAGTTACCATAGTTTGGGAGTACAATGTCTGAGCATGAAGCCAGCATAATGACAGTTAATAAAAGTAATTTTTTCATAGCTTTAGTTTTAGTTAGTTTGTTGCGGTCGAGGGATTCGAACCCAAAAATCTAGCGTATGAAACTAGCGTGTTACCATTACACCACCCCGCAGTTTTGCTCGTCTTTCCGAGCCGTCACATTGTCGGAGTGGGAGGATTCGAACCTCATCTTAAGCCTACGAGCTTACGTGTTACCATCTACACTACTCCACTCCCCGTCGTCTTTCCGACTGTCCACTAGTTTCTTTTAATTCTGTTCTGCTTTCAAGAATTGGTCATCCGAGTTTGTAACAAGTTTACGACCGATATAACCAAGCCCAGCAGACATGGCTGTAACTCCTATGATTTGTGGGTCAATTACACCCGTTTGCAATCCGCCTGTAAGTCCAGCTATTACCGAGCTTAATATGGCGGTCAATAGTCCTTTTCCTATCTCTTTTAGGTTAATACTGAAAAGTTTAGAGTTTTTCATTTTAATTTTGGTTTATGTGGTTAATATCAAAAGTAGAGCACAAATATAAACCAAAAATATCGTTTACGATACTAAAAGTATCTTTTTATGATAAAAAAATTATCATTTTCTGAATGAATCGCCCTCTATCTCGATGAAATTAAACATTTCAATCATTCGGTCAAAAATATGTTTGCCGTATCGTTTCTCAATTTCATCCTCTGTGATGTTTGTTGTTAGGTGTGTTTTTACTTTCAGATCATATCGAATTTGTAAAATGTGCTGCATGATGTTCATTTCGTTTCCAAAGTATTTGGCTGGAAGTACTTCCCTGCCTAGCTCGTCAAATGCTCTTTCAACTGGATTAATACCACGAAACCCTTCATTCCAAGTGCTCTCGTTCAAAGCGTTAATTCCGTATGATGCAAATTCAGCTGAGATACTAGCACAGTTAACAACTTTAAACCCGTGTCCTAAATGCCTTTGAAACTCTGCCAAAATTTTGATTAGAGTGCTTTTACCAGTTCCTGGCTTTCCGTGAAACAACATTCCTTTTTCCACATTCCAATCACACCTACTGTCTTTCGTTGCATAGAAAAACAACTGATTGAAATAGTATTTGTTTGTTTCATTCACAATGTAGTTAGGGCAAATTTGGCTTATTTTTGTTTTGAATAGGGCTGATAACGTACTCCCCGTTTCTAAACTCCCACCATTTACCGCCCTTGTATTTGTCGGGTCGTCTTGTATCGGACATAAGTGTTCCGTCTCCGATACCATTGTTTGGGTCATAGTCTTTACGAGCGAACCCACTTGAATTGTTTTGTTTTGTCGTTGTTCCATTGTTGGTGCTTTTTTGTTTTTCAATTTTGAACCAATTTGCAAAATGCGAATAAGCATCTGCAGGCGTTTTTTCTTTGACGTTTTCGATTTTCAATTTTTCAACGAATTTTCGAATCCAGTCGGCCGCCCCCCCTTTGTCTATTTTATTCTGCATGCAAATAATTTCAATCCATTGTTCTTGAGATAGTAGGTAATTTTCCAATTCATCAATTTGAATTAAAAAACGATTTTCGGGTGTGGGAATTTCTCTCTCTCTCTCTTCTTTTATTTCTTTTACTTTACTTTTATTTACTTTATCGGTGTTACAAACGTTTTCGTAACACGTTACATTTTTTGTAACTTCTTGTTTTTCACGCCATTCTGAAATCCTTTTTGCATTTTTTTCTTTTTTTATTGCGTACTTTCCACTAAAGTTTAGCAATTGTTTGTTGAAAGTTTCACCATTGTTTGATGAAATTAGTTCAATTTCTTCCATAAACGTCCAACATTTTTCGAGCTTTTTTCCAACTTTTAATTGCGATTTTAGCACAACTGTTTTTATTGGTTTTTCCTGCAAAGCTAATTTCTCAAGAAGCGTATAAAACAACCCCAAACCCTCATATCCGAAATTTATGTATAGTTCAGATATTTTTTCATCGCTAAACGAATTAGAGTCGTGTAGATAGTACTTCATAATTGTAAATTATTATTCGTGAATTAATTCAGCCCCATTAGCCTTTATAATGGTCAATTTGCCAGTTTCAATTTGCTTTTGAACTGCTGCAGGAGTTATACCCATTTTTTCAGCGTACCTTGATTTAGTAATCAGTCTTTCAGGATTTATATCCTTTGTTTTAATCTTTTTCATTGGTATATTTTTTTTACTTTTTATTTCAAAAAATAGCGGTTTTTTCAACCTATAATTGAATTCAAATTCAATTATAGGTATATTTTACCGCTAATTAATGCAAAGATACAAAAAAGTTTTTACATACAACTACTATTAGTTTATAATAAATTACTCAAATGTTTTGATATTTCATTGATTGTGTCCATTTTAAGAGCTTTTTGTATCTCTTCTTTGAGTTTATATACCGTGCTGTCTTTTTCGCTTAAAATGGTCATAAACTCGGCGTATTTCAAACGATATTTTGTGTTTGTTTCCAGCAGTTCCTCATTCTTTCGAATAGCATTTAAAACTGTTGCATGATCGCGATTAAAAACAGCCCCAAGCGTTTTAAGAGAGATATTTTTCCCGTACATGTCACGCATTATTTTAAAGATGAAAGTACGCGGAATGACGTACTCATTCTTTCTTGAATTGGTCATTAAGTCCTCTTTCGTTACGTTGAAATAATCACATATAATTTGAGTGATTTCTTGAAATTTTATTTCTTGTTCAATATCCATGTTTTAAATAATTATCAATTAATACTTTGGCTTCATCATATCCGACAGCAAACTCGCACTTATAACCCCTTTTTCTTAACTCATTGTGCATAGATTGTTGTTCTTCTAAGTGCTCACTTTTCCTCAGTGAGCCATCCTTTTTATAAATGCTTTCACCCGGTCTTTTAAGCTCCAAAAACAAGCCGTGATACTCTCCACGTGGCTCGTATATAACTAAATCGGGGAATCCTTTTGATGAACGCAATTTATTTAGTTTGATAGCCTGACCCATTGTTAACTTTACGCCTGACATATCTGTGTTGAATATCACTTTCGGATATACAGTTCTGAGATACATTGTTACGAATAAATGCGTTTTTTCTTCTGATTCTTTGAATATATCTTTCATATTTTTTTTGATTTTTCCCACTCGCGGATAAGTTTCCAAGTAGGTTGTTTCCGTCGTTCTAATTCTAATTCATTTCTCAACCTCTTATTTTCATCACGCAAATACTGATTTTCAGTTGCATATCTACCGTTATGCTTTCGCAATTTTGGCTTTTCGCTTTCGAATAGATTTGTTTTCATGGTTGAAGTGTTTTAAGCACTCAGTGGTAGTTAGTCACTGAGTGCGTAGTGGTTAATCAAATACTGAATTACTCAAAGCAACTGGCATTACAATTCCAATTTGGTCAGGATAGCCAATCACATCAATTCGTATGGCTTTAATTTGCCCGCTGAAAGTAAGTCTGAATGTACCACTATCTGAGTACATTGCGGAACAGCAATCGGAAATATGTTTAGGATTTAATCCTATTTGTCCAACCTCTTTGAAACTGTTTGAATTGGGTATTATTGCATCGAAATTTGGGGCTTTGTCGCAAATAAAGTACTCGTAAAAAGCTACTTGTCCGTCAGCATTTTTGCAGGAAATACCGTCATCGCAACATTCAGCACTTTCAAATTTCAATATCTCTTTGAAATTGTCTTTATGCATCGCTTTTCCGTCCAAAAATTCTGGATTGATTACGCTGTGATATTCAAGTGACGACTTTACCATAATGTAAGCATTGGTAGCGTATGCATAACCGTCTTTAAAGTGAACTGCACTCATTACTGGTCTTAACTTTGCATCTTCGCCAGTTGCACAGCAATTATGTAGCTTAGTGGTAAAATTGAATTTAGTTTGTTCTCCCATAATCGTATTAAAATGGTGTTTTATTAAGTTGTATTTTTAATCCTTTTTTCGCCACGTTGGCAGGTATTCCAGTCAACTGTTGGCATTGGTTTTTGAATAGAAGTTCGTCGCTATTGCCATCTGAAAGGTGTATGAGAATGATATTTGAACACACGCTCAAATCATTGTTTTTCAGTATGCTTTTAGTCGTTTCAAACTCCATG